AGAAGAGAGGGGATCGTTATTAAGAGACAAAGTTCGTCTTGAATCTGTTGTCGGAAAAAATGCTTTCTTCGATCAAGTAGGAAGCGTAACTGCTGTTGAAAAAACTAGCAGACATTCTGACACTCCACAGATCGACACTCCGCATGCTAGAAGAAGAGTATCTCTTGCGGACTACGAATTTGCGGATTTAATAGATCAACAAGACAAAGTGAGACTCTTAATTGATCCAACTTCATCTTATGCTCAAGCTGCTGCTATGGCAATGGGTAGAGCTATGGATGATGTGATCATCTCTGCTGCACTAGGTACTGCGTTTACTGGTGAGACAGGGTCAACAAGTACAGCTAATGCGAATTCAATCGCACATGGTTCTACTGGTTTAACTATTGCTAAATTAAGAAGTGCAAAAGAAACTCTTGATTTAGGTAGTGTTGATCCATCTATACCAAGACACATCATAGTATCTCCGAAGCAGATTACTGATCTTTTAGGAACAACTGAGGTTACAAGTTCAGACTTCAACACAGTCAAAGCATTGGCTAATGGTGAAATCAACTCGTTCCTTGGTTTCAACTTTATTGTATCAAACAGACTATCGCTATCTGGCTCTACTAGATCGTGCATTGCTTATGCACAAGATGGTATAGCTCTTGCGGTTGGTAAAGATGTTCAAGCTAGAATAGACGAAAGAGCAGACAAATCGTATGCTACTCAAGTTTACTACTGCATGAGCATTGGTGCTACTCGTATGGAAGAAGCGAAGGTTGTTGAAGTACAAGCTACAGAATCGTAATAGGAGGATTATATGGCGAATGTTAATACAGATATTGTAACAAATTTTGTTGCAACTCCTCAGGTTAAGAATGATTCCCAGCAATTACATGGCGTAAAAAGAATTGCTCAAGGAACTATTGCTTTGGCTGCTGGAGACTTATCAGCGTCTGACACAGTGATGTTAGCACCTGTACCAACTAATGCTAGTATATCCTCAATCAAATTGTTTAATGACGATTTAGATTCTGGAACTACTATGACAACTGATGTTGGATTATACTCAACAGCTATTGCTGCAGTTGATGACGATGCTTATGCTTCTGCGATTACTGACCTTAGAGGTGCGGTAACAACAGGAACTGAAGTAGCGTTTGAAGCTAGAAACATTAACACATGCGGTCAGAAAGTCTGGGAAGATGCTGGACAATCTTCTGATCCCGGTGGATATTACTATGTTGCATTAACTTTTGATGCGGCTGGTGATACTGCAGGTGATTTAAGTTTTGTTATAGAATACACTGTTGACTAATAAATAGAATTTTAGGGGAGGAAAGCGAGAGTGGAACTCCCCTAGGATGCAATGAAACAAATAAAAGATTTAAAAACTGTACTACATTTTAAAAAAGGTAATTATGTATACAGATACATACTGGTAGATAGGTTTCAGTATGGTCCTAAATATCATTATGGGTTTGATATTAAGGAAGAAAGACTAGAAGAAGAAATCCATGCCTTAGAAAAAGATAGACACATAAGGCGTAAGTATATTATAAGGAAGTAGTATGGCATCAATAGTAGATATTTGTAATGGATCATTAAATCAACTAGGTGCAACAACTATTGTTTCCTTAACAGAAGATTCAAAAAACGCTAGACTATGTAATGCTAGATATACTCAGATAAGAGATAGTGTATTTAGATCACATCCTTGGAATTGTTTACAAAGAAGATTAGAACTATCATCATCAACAGATACTCCTGTTTGGGGTTACAGTTTTAAATATGATCTACCCGGTGATTGTTTAAGATTACTTAGAATATTAGATTATGACTCAGATCATAAGGTAGAAGGTAGATCAATATTATCCAATAGCTCTTCTATGAAGATATTATACATTTCAAGAATTACAGACCCAAATCAATATGATGAAAATTTAAGAGAAACATTATCAGCAGCATTAGCGGCAGATATAGCGTATGCTATTACATCTAACAATACCACACAACAAAACATGATAGCTATTTATCAAGATAAATTGAGAGATGCTAGATTTGTAGATTCAACTGAAGGATATAATACTACTCAAGAAGATGGAATGACAGATGTTATAGATGCTGGTACATTTATTAACTCAAGGTTCTAATACATGGCTAGGGTAGCTGCACAACTTACAAATTTTACAGCAGGCGAGCTATCGCCAAGATTAGATGGTAGAAATGATTTATCTAAATATCCAGCAGGTTGCAAGACACTTGAGAATATAGTTATCTATCCGCATGGTGCGGCAGCTCGTAGACCGGGTACTCAGTTTATAGCAGAAGTAAAAACATCCTCTGCAAAAACAAGATTAATACCTTTTGAATTTTCAACAACACAAACTTACATTCTTGAGTTTGGTAATCAGTATATGAGAGTATACAAAGATAAAGGTCAAGTTTTAGATAGTGGGTCTGCTTTTGAAATATCTACACCATACTTAACTGCAGAACTATTTGATATTAAGTTCGCACAAAGTGCTGATGTGATGTATATAACACATCCTAGTCATGAAACAAAAAAGCTATCAAGAACAGGTCATACATCTTGGACATTAGCAACTGTAGATTTTACTAATGGTCCATACTTAGATACAAATACATCAACCACAACAATTACAGCTTCAGCACAAACAGTAGGAACTGGTAGAACTTTTACTGCTAGTGCTAGTACATTTGTTTCGACAGATGTAGATAGATTAATTAGATTTAGAGATGGTCATGCAAAAGTAACAGCATTTACAAGTGCCACAGTAGTTACTGTTGAAATATTAGTAGATACAGGATCGGCTACTGCCTCTACTGATTGGTCATTAGGTGCTTTTTCAGATACCACAGGTCATCCATCTTGCGTAACCTTCTTTGAACAAAGATTAGTTTTCGCAGCGACACTAAATAATCCGCAAACAATTTATTTTTCAAAGTCAGGTGATTACGAAAACATGGATGCGAATATTGGCGGAACTGTGGCGGATGATGATGCTATTGTTTATACGATTGCATCTAACCAAGTTAATGCCATAAGATTTCTTTCTCCAACTAGAACTTTAATTATAGGTACTGCAGGAGGTGAGTTTGCAGTTTATGGAGGTGGAGATAATGATGCGATCACTCCAACTAATATTATTATTAAAAAACAATCAAACTATGGTGGAGCAAATGTTGATGCTGTACCAGTGGCTAACGCCACATTATTTCTACAAAGAGCTAAAAGAAAAATTAGAGAACTAGCATATAACTTTGATGTAGATGGTTATGTAGCACCAGACCTTACAATCCTTGCCGAACATATTACACAAGGTGGTATTACACAAATGGCATATCAAGAAGAACCTTTATCTATAATATATGCTGTTAGAGAAGATGGTGAGTTAGTGGCACTTACATATCAAAGAGATCAACAAGTAGTTGCTTGGCATAGACATATTTTCGGTGGTGCGTTTGGAACTGGTAATGCAGTTTGTGAAAGTGTTGCGGTTATTCCTACAGACTTAGACGAATACGAAGTTTATGTAATTATAAAAAGGACAATTAATGGTGCAACAAAAAGATATGTAGAAGTTTTAAATCCATTTGATTTTACTGAAACAGATAATACTTCGTTTAATTATTTAGATAGTCAATTAAATTACGATGGTGTCTCAACAACACTTAATGGAGATATTACAAATTCAGCAAGTACAATTACTTTAACTGATGCAAGTTCTTTTAATAGTTCTGGTAAAATAAAAATAAATAAAGAGATTATAGCTTACACAGGTAAATCATCAAATGATCTTACAGGATGCACTAGAGGTCAAAACTTAACTACAGCAGCCGCACATACATCGGGTGATACAGTAGATCAAGTAGTTGAAACATTATCAGGTCTAACTCATCTTGAGGGACAAACAGTTTCTATATTGGCGGATGGTGCAACTCATCCTACAAAAACTGTTAGTTCTGCTGCGATTGGTTTGGATAGACCAGCTAAAAAAGTAAAAGTAGGTTTGTCTTATACCTCTTTACTTCAAACAATGAGAATAGATGCTGGTTCACAGAATGGAACATCACAAGGTAAGACTAAAAGAATATACGAAATAACTATAAGATTATTTGAAACAGTAGGTGTAGAGGTAGGACCAGACTTAGATAACATGGAAAGAATACCTTTTAGATCATCTGCTAATCCGATGAATGAAGGTATTGCACCTTTTACTGGAGACAAGGAAGTTGAATTTAGAGGTAACTATGATACAGATGGTTTTATAGTTGTAAGACAAACTCAACCTTTACCTTTAACTGTTTTATCGGTATACCCAAGGCTAGTAACAAATGATGGATAAACACCTACATATAGTGCCTTATACTGCGGAACATGGACAATTTATATTGTCCTGTCAAATGAACCATAAAGTATTAGAGGCAGACAGAAACTATATTAATGTAGAAGGTAACGCTAAAAATTTAGAACAAGATCATTTAGCTTTTACTGGTTTAGTTGGTAAGAAGCCTATCTTTGCTGCTGGTATGAAAATGGTTTGGGGTCAAGTTGCAGAGGGTTGGGTTATAGCAACAGAAGATATGTGGAACTATCCTTTATCAGTTGCAAAAGCAATTAAGAAAGATTTTGCAAGAATAGCTAAAGAAAATAATATTGTCAGAGTACAAACTGCAATCAGAAAAGATTTTAAACAAGGTCAAAGATTTGCAGAGTGGTTAGGTTTGGAGAACGAAGGTTTAATGAGAAAGTTTGGTTTTGATGGTACAGATCAATACAGATATGCGAGGGTATTCTAATGGGATTTGCTAATGCTTTTGTTGTTGCTTCTGGTCTTACTCAATATAAGGCACAAGGTAAAATTGGTAAATATAATCAAGCTGTAAATAATAGAAATGCTAAAGTATTAGAAAATCAAGCTATTCAAATAGAACAAAAAGCAGAATTTGATATAGCTCAGTTTAATAAATCATTTAAAAAAATAGAAGGCTCTACAAAAGTAGCAACTGCTAAATCAGGTGCGGTTATTGATAGTGGTAGTGCTTACTATGTTGCATTATCAAATGCTTACGAAGCACAATTACAAAGAAACTTGATTGAATATAATGCTAAAATAGCTGCTGACAATAAAAGAGAAGAAGCAAATTTTGCAATAATAAAAGGTCAAATTGCTAGAAATCAATCTAAACTAGCTCAATTAAATACTATAGTAAGTACAGGTTCTAGTTTACTAAGTATGAATAAAGGAAGTACAGTAGCATAATGCCAAAGTTACCAACATTTCAAGCAGAAGGTTCAGTTAGTCAATTAGCAGGAACTACAACTAATGTTCAAGTTCCTTTAACACAAACTTTAGGAACTGCTTTAAAACCAGTTACTGATCTTATAGTTAAAAATAAAGTTCAAGAAAAAAATTTTGAAAATAAGACAGAAGCATTAAAGTTAGAAAATAATTTTATAACAGATATGCAGAAAGTAAACGATGAAGTAAATATTTTAGAAAATAAAGACCAAGCAAATGCAATATATAAAGAAAAATCAAACGCACTTATTTCTTCTTACGCTGATAAAGCTAGTAATCAAAATGTAAAAACATTGTTTACAAATTCAGCTCTTGGTGAAGTTCAAAAAGGATTATTTAGAGTAGATACTCAAATATCTAAAAATATATTAAATTCATTAAATAATAATGTTGCACAAAAAGAAAATAGATTATTAACTACCGCTTTTTTAGCAGAAGGTGATTTTGATTATGCGGTTCTTCAAACAGATTTAGAAAAATTATATAAAGATCATTATACCGGTCAAGTATCAAATGCTAATTTAAAAAAATTAATAGATGGAATACCGGGTAGAATAGAAATATTTGAAGCAACTCAAGGTCTTACAGAAAACACAAAAGACACTTATTTAAAATTAAAAGATGATAAAGAGTTTATAAACATGCCTTTAAAAGAAAGAATGGAACTTTTAAATGATGCAACATTAATTTTAAGACCAGAGCTTAGATTAGATTATAAGAATTTTATAGCTGCTGCAAAAGTTGGTAAAACTATACCTTTTGATATGAAATTTGCAGAAGAGGTTTTTGATCCAAAAGAAATAATTGGTATGCAAGAGCAATTCTTAATGGTTACAAATGCTCTTGAAGATACTAAAACTTTAAATCAAATACCTTTTAATGACATAGATGAAACATTAAAAACCATGATTAAAAATAAATATGAATCTATGGATTTTATAGATGCACAAAATATGGAGAATTATTTAAAGACTATAGTTTCAACAAGACTAGAAGCTATGAAAACAAACCCTGTAAAATTTATTATTGATACAAATGATGAAGCTAAAAAATTGCTTGATGAATTTAGCACAGAAGAAAATTTAACATTAAAAACAGAAAATAAAAAGGCATTTGTTAATTTTATATATGAAGAGCAAGTAAAAATGGGTAATCCAAAACATTTAATAAAAGTAACATCAACAGGTGAAGCAAGTAGTTTTGTAAACGATTATTTAATATCTGATGCAGGCACAAGATTAGCTATGTTACAAAATGCTGAAGATCAATTTGGAGATTTTTTTTCAAAAGCTATGCTTGAATTTACAGAAGCTGGTTTACCTGAAACAGCAGAGTTATCTTCTTTCTTTGGAAATCCTGAATTAACAAAAAAATTTTTAAGTTTTGATTCTGATGAAGAAAAAAAACAATTAGAAGAATTTGTTTCTTTAAAAGAAACTCCAATAACAGAGATAAAAAGAGGTATACTTAATGATTTAGAAGATTTTTCTAGTGCTGTTATGTTTGCTAATAAATTTGATACTTCTTTTGCGGCAGATAAACTAGATAGAATAGTTGATGTTTTAGGTTACTATGCAGCAAACGAAATAAGAGCAGGTGTAAAACCATCAAAAGCCATTAAAAACGCATCCAATTTAATAAATCAAAGTTTTGAAATAGAAGATTCATACTTTATACCAAGAATTTATGAGGGTATTTCTCTTCCTAATGGACAAATAGATTTTATAAAAGAAAAATCAAAAGCTATTCAAAAAGAATATATAGATTTATGGGGAGCTGTTTCTTTTAAATCTTTAGATGAAAATATAGATGTTGAAATTTTAGATAAAGAAATGAAAGAACAAATGATTAAAAATGGAAGATGGGTAAATAATTCTGATGGTACAGGTTTACTTTTTGGAATTACATTTGGTGATGGATCATTTGCACCTGTATTTAATAAAGAAGGAGAAACTTTAGAATTAAAGTTTGATGATGATAGTTATTTACTACCAAATACTGATATAAGAATACAAATTGGTGGTAAATCTAAAAAAGAACAAATATCACCATGATAATTAAGGTTTTAAATATTATAGAGATTAATAGATGGCTCAACTAGGTTTTGGATTAAATATAAATGAAACTGCTCAAGAAGCAGGTTATGATCAATTTTCACAAGGTTTAGGAGATACACTAAAAGCTGTTGCTGCTGATAATTGGAATTTTAATCCTATATCTTCAATTTTATTATATCAAGATATTTTACAAGAGAGAAGAAATGCAGTTAAACAAGATGATATATTCATTGACAGACAAGAACTTAATACAAAATATAAAAATTTAGGTTTATTTTTTGAACAAGATGAACCTCAATCTGTTGTTGATATTATAGTTCAAGAAAAAAAAGATGAAAGAAGAAGGCAAAGTATTATTGATAGAGGTTCAAAAGGAGCATTACCTTTTGCTGCTAAATTTTTAACTGGTCTTGGTGTTAGTATTCTTGATCCTATAAATATAGGAGTTTCTTTTATACCTGTCTTTGGACAAGCAAGATTTGTAGGTTTAGCTGCAAGACAGGGTTTTACAAAAGCTAGAGCTGTAAGAGGTACAGTAGAAGGAGCTGTTGGTGCTAGTCTTGTTGAACCTATTGTTTATGGTGTAGCTCAATCTGTTCAAGCTGATTACGATTTAATGGATAGTTTTTTAAATGTTACATTCGGAACTCTTATTGGTGGAGGACTTCATGTTGGAGCTGGTAAGTTAAGAGACATGAACACAGCTAGAAAATTTAGAATAAGACAAGAAAAAATTAAAAAGGGTAGAGAAATGCTTGATATTAAAACAGATGAACCAGACCCAGAATTAAATTTATATAAAGAATATTATCCTGAAAATTCTAAAATAATGATGCAATTAGAAAAAAGTGATCCTGAAACAAGAAGGTTAATTCTTGCAAAATCTGTTGGTGATCTTTTAAGTGAAAAACCTGTCGATGTTACTCCTATTGCACAAAATTCCT